AAATATTTACGTGATTTAGGTATTCCATTAAATACTGATTCAACATTAAAAGGTCAAACAATATTCTTAGCTGAACGTTGTGCTGAATTAATAAATGAAAATTTAATCACAGATAGAACAGTTATTGATGTAATGGCGTTTACTAAAGTAGCTAAATCAATTAATTATTATGAAGCAGAAGCATTTTGTACTTTAGCATCTAAAATAATTTCAGAATATGATTATATTTTTTATGTTTCTCCTGAAGGTGTTGAAATGGAAGATAATGGAGTTCGTGAAACTGATTTGGAATATAGAAATCTTATTAATGATATTATTCAATTAATTATTGAACGTAATAAACATAATATTAAAAATTTTAAGGAATTAAAAGGTAGTACTGAAGAACGTATTAAACAATTGAAATTTACCCTTTCTCTGTAATATTTATAACAAAATCTTTATAATGAAAAAATCTGAATTAAAAGAGTATATCAAAGAAATGATTGTATCTGAATTAACAGAAGTAGATACTGACAAAACTCGTGGTACTGTAGTAATGCCTAAAGCATCTAACCCAATGGATATTAAAAAACTTACAGCTCAAGGTGTTGACATTGAGCTAAAAGAAGAGGATATGGAAGATGAAGAACCAACAGCAAAAGATATTGCAGCAAATGCTTCAATTGCAAAATTACAATCTAAATATAGTGAAGTAGTTAAACAGATGAAATCTGTTGTAAACAAATATAAATCAGCTGAGGGTAGTGAAAAAACCAAATACGTAGATCAATTAAAAAACTTAACTAAACTTAAGAAAGAAATTGAAGCTATGATTAATCCTTCAATTGACGACGAAGAAGAAAATTAATATTATGGATTTTTTAAAAAAGGTTTTTGGTAATATTCAAACATTACTTATTGTAGTGTTAGTTATTGTTATTATAATGATGAAATCATGTGGTGAACAAACCATAGATCCTCAAATTATTACTAAAACAAAAATCGAATATATTTCGATAGAAAAAAAAGTACCTCAATATGTTCCAAAATGGAAAACACGTATTGAAACTGAAATAAATATTGATACTTTTTTAATAAAAGTTGATACATCTGCTATTTTAAACGATTATTATTCTAAATATTATTATGAAGATATGCTATCTTTAGATACATTAGGATATGTTTTAATAAAAGATACTATTAGTAAAAATAAAATTACCTCTCGTAATATTGATTATAAGTTATCAATTCCAAAAATTACTACTGAAAAAACTATTATTCTTAATAAAAGAGAATTTTATACTGGTTTTGGAATAACAGGTAATATAGATCAATTAAACTATATAGGTATTGAAGGATTATATAGAACCAAGAAAAAACAATCATTTGGTTTAGGTATTGGAGTTAATCAATATTTTATTCCTGTAATATCTGGTCGAATGTACTGGAAAATAGGAAAATGAGTCAAGATTTAAAAGAAATAATAAGATCCGAATATCTTAAATGTGCCCAAGATCCTGCACATTTTATGAAAAAATATTGTAATATTCAACACCCACAAAGAGGTCGAGTAATATTCAATTTATATCCTTTTCAAGATAAAGTATTAAATCTGTGGAAAGAACATCCATATTCGATTGTACTAAAATCACGTCAGTTAGGTATATCAACATTAGCCGCAGGTTATTCTTTATGGTTAATGTTATTCCAAAAGGATAAAAACGTATTGTGTATTGCAACTAAGCAAGAAACAGCTAAAAACATGGTAACGAAAGTTAAATTCATGTTTGATAACCTACCTTCATGGCTTAAAATACCAGCAGACGAACATAACAAATTAACATTAAGATTAAATAACGGTTCTCAGATTAAAGCAACATCAGCATCAAGTGATGCGGGTCGTTCAGAAGCAGTATCTTTACTTATTGTCGATGAGGCTGCTTTTATTGAAAACATTGGTGTAATTTGGGCTTCCGCTCAACAAACATTAGCAACTGGTGGTGGTGCAATTGTATTATCTACACCTTATGGTACAGGTAATTGGTTCCATAAGACATGGGTTTCAGCAGAATCACAAGATAATGATTTTTTACCTATTAAATTACCTTGGTATGTTCATCCTGAACGAAACGAGGATTGGAGAAAAAGACAAGATGAATTACTTGGTGATCCTAGATTAGCATCACAAGAATGTGATTGCGATTTTAGTACATCAGGTGATGTCGTATTCTATCCTGAATGGTTAGATTTTATTAAAGAAACAACAATACAAGAACCTCTTGAAAGAAGAGGCGCTGACCAAAACTTCTGGGTATGGGAACCCGCAGACTATACAAGAGATTATATGGTAATAGCTGACGTAGCTAGAGGTGATGGTAAAGATTTTTCAACGTGTCATGTTATTGATATTGCTACTAATGTACAAGTTGCCGAATATAGAGGACAATTACCTACTAAAGAATTTGGATATTTTCTAGTAGGTGTTGCTACAGAATATAACCAAGCATTATTAGTAGTTGAAAATGCCTCTATTGGATGGGCAACTATTGATGCTGTAATCGAAAGAGGTTATCGCAATTTATATCAATCACCAAAATCAGATCAACTTACAGCAGAGTCGTATTTAAAGACATATGAAGGTTCATCCGATATGACACCTGGTTTTACAATGTCAATGCGTACTAGACCGTTAATTGTCAATAAATTCCGCGAATTCGTTGGCGATCGTTCAGTAACAATTCGTTCAAAACGATTGTTAGAAGAAATGAAAGTATTTGTATGGAAAAACGGTAGACCAGAAGCTCAAACCGGTTACAATGATGATTTAGTAATGCCCTTTGGTATTGCTATGTATTTAAGAGACACATCTTTAAAATTTCAACAACAAGCTCATGATATGACTCGAGCTACGCTTGGTAATATGAGTAAGAGTACATATATTGGTGCTTATAATCCAAACCAAATCCAAAACCCATACACTCTTCAAACAGATAAGGGAATGGAGGACATTAGTTGGATTTTGTAAATATTTATAGTATATAATAAAAATAAAAATGGCTGATAAAAGTTTATTTACCCGATTACAACGACTGTTTTCAACAGACGTTATCATTCGTAATCAAGGAGGTAACGAATTAAAAGTAATGGATGTTGATTCAATTCAACGTTCAGGCGATATTGCTACTAACTCATTGATGGATAGGTATAATCGTTTATATTCACCTGCCTCTACCTCATTATTAGGTTCTCAAATTGGTGTAAACTGGCAATACTTACGTACTATGGTCTATTCAGACTATGATAACATGGATTATGATGCTATTGTTGCTTCTGCTCTTGATATTATTTCTGATGAATCTACATTAAAAAATGATTTAGGTGAGGTATTACAAATTAGATCAAATAACGAAGATATTCAACAAGTATTATATAACTTGTTTTATGATGTATTAAATATTGAATTTAATTTATGGTCTTGGATTCGCCAAATGTGTAAGTATGGTGACTTTTTCCTTAAATTAGAAATTGCTGAAAAATATGGTGTTTATAATGTTATTCCTTATACAGCATATCATATTGAAAGACAAGAAAATTATGATCCTGAACATCCAAATTCAGTAAGATTTAGATATTCACCTGAAGGTATTTATGCAGGTGGTTCAGGTTATTACGGTGCTCCTACTTTAGGACAATTTAATGAAAACCAACCAGGTATTTATTTTGACAATTATGAAATGGCTCACTTTAGATTGTTAACAGATGTTAACTATTTACCTTATGGCCGTTCATACTTGGAACCAGCTCGTCGTATTTTTAAACAATATGTTTTAATGGAAGATGCTATGTTAATTCATAGAATTTCTCGTAGCCCTGATAGACGTATATTTTATATTAACGTTGGTTCTATTCCTCCAAATGAAGTAGAAAATTTCATGCAGAAAACAATTTCTACAATGAAACGTACTCCGTTAATGGATAACCAAACAGGTGAGTATAACTTAAAGTATAATATGCAAAACTTATTGGAGGATTTTTATATTCCAATTCGTGGTAATGATCAAACAACTAAAATTGAAACCGCTCCTGGTTTAACTTATGATGGTATTCAAGATGTTACTTATTTACGTGATAAATTATTTGCAGCTCTTAAAGTGCCAAAAGCATTTATGGGTTACGATAAAGATTTAAGTGGTAAAGCAACATTAGCAGCTGAAGATATTAGATTTGCTCGTACAATTGATCGTATCCAGCGTATTACATTATCTGAGTTATATAAAATTGCTTTAGTACATTTATATTCTCAAGGTTATACAGGTGAGGAATTAACTAACTTTGAGTTAGATTTAACAACACCTTCAATTATCTATGATCAAGAAAAAATTGCATTATTAACTCAAAAGGTTGATTTAGCTCAAAAGATTATGGAAGCTAAATTGTTACCTACTGATTGGATTTATGACCATATTTTCCATTTTAGTCAAGATCAATATGATGAATATAGAAACTTGTTAGCTGAAGATCAAAAACGTACATTCCGTTATAATCAATTAATGGAAGAAGGTAATGATCCTAAAATGACAGGTAAATCATATGGTACACCACACGATTTAGCATCATTATATGGTAAAGGTAGAATGTATGATCAACCAGATAATGTACCTGTAGGATATGGTAGTGATTTAGAACTAGGTCGTCCTGAAGAAAATCCAACTAATCGTAATACTCAAGATGATAATTTTGGAAAAGACAGATTAGGCGCTAAAGGTATGAAAGATGATGATAACGAATCAGATTCAATTCGTCCGCAATATAAAGGTGGTTCACCATTCGCTTTAGAAGCAAAACAAGTATATCTTAAAAATAAATCTTTAATTGAAGGTTTAGTTAAAAAGGTATCACTTGAAAATCCTAAACCTGAAGAATCACTATTAGACGAAAAACAAATCAGAGAATAAAAATTTTTATATATTTATAACAAAACCTCAAGAATGAACATTAAACATTCTAAGTATAAGAATACAGGAATCCTGTTTGAATTGTTGGTAAGACAAATTACCGCTGACACTTTGTCAGGTAATGAATCAAAGGCAACCACTATTCTCAAAAAAAACTTTGTACGAACGGAATTAAGA